TAATTGCATCAACCTCACCATCAGAAAGCGGGATCACCATATGATGGAACTGATTATCGTCAGTGCTTTCAAGAAACACCAACGGCCCAGACACACGAGCCTCACCGATGACCACACGGCGCTCAGTGATCGGTTGCCGGATGAGGGTCGAATTATCACGGGACTGAACCTGGAAACTTGGCGAAGTGAAATTAGGAACCTTTGGCGTGGGGGCGAGTGCCAGCTCGAGCGCTCCCAGGGCCGCTGAACCGACAGCCGACAAAGCAATAGACGTACCAAGCCCGATACCACCAGGCACCAGTCCACCAAAAGTGAACCCACCGGCCGGCCCAAAGAAGAACGTCGCTGAAGCAGCGACAGCGGCCTTGAAGATTATGCCAAGTGCCTTGCCCATTAGGCGTTAATCCTCCAAGCACGGACAAGTGAGGTCAGGGGAAACGCAAGCCAGCCAGGATCATTAGCGACTAGCACGGACTTCCCGTCGAGGTGGACAATACCCAAGACCCGATCGACGCCGAGTTCTGGGTCCACCTGATCGCCCTGAACCACCCCCACGTCTCCCCGTTGCGCGCGTAAGGGGGTAGGCCACTCGGCCCACCCATACTGCCCCGCAATCAACTCAGCTAGGCCCTCCAGGCCGCCGTATTTCTGGAACATCTCCAGCGAACCACGCAAGGACCCCAGGTGTTCGGCTTCCAGATCAGCCGCCACACTGTCACTGCCCACCATTCGGCGAATACACTCTACCACGGCGAAGCAACAATCCCGTCGGCCATACTCGAAAGGCAACGTGGACTGACGCAAGAATTCGGCCTCCAGTAAGTGTGGCCAATCTTCACGGCGGGGAACGGGAGCTGTCATCAATCGCCCTCCTTCCCGATGATATTCTTCTGCTGGAGGTCAACGACGAAGTCGCAGAAAGTGTCGGTGCTGTCGATCAACTTCTGATCCTCGCTGGTGTAGCGAAACAGCACGGGCTTCTCCAAATCGATCAGCACGCTTTCGACGCTAAGAGCCACTGTCGTGGTCTCTCCTGTCTCCTCGTCATTCATGGTGTCGGCCTTGCCGCGGTGTAATTCATAGGGGTCCGCAACGATGGCGCCGGCTGCGGTCATGGCGCCAAAGTACAACTTGACTATTCGCCCCTGGTATTGCTCAACATCAACCAGGGCCAAGATGGCTGCGTCCAATCCCGACAAGGTGTAATTCAATCCCGTTGCAATGATGTCCGCTGTCTCCTGCACGGGAGAGAATTGAAGGAGCCGACCAGTGCCGACCCAGGTGTTGCTGTTCCAGGTCAGTGTCCCAAGCCCAGACCAGAGCCGCAATGCCCCCGTGTCGAATAGTGCTTCGATCAAGAAAATCGGACGCTTAACCGTGGCCAGCAATTTCGTATTCAATGCAGCTGTGATCGAGCGGGCCATCTTAGGGCTCACTAATCGCTGTGAAAGCTTGACCTGTCAGGATCGGCGTTGGCGCTAAATCCCACGGCATCTTGTTCGAGGCCAATCGGAACAGGCCCACACAACTCGCTGTCGTCACCGTGGCATTATTCGCAGGTGAGTTGTTCAGTGTGATCGCTGGCCAAAGGGTCAAAGTCGTCTCTCCAGAACCGTTGGTGTTGCTATCAACCAACGACTTATATAGGCGAGCCGTAGACCCAGAACCCAGCTGAATATAATCGCCTTTCTTCAACCACCCAGTAATATCGTTTGAGCAGCCATCAATGTTGAGGTCCTGGCCGGTCTGACTTGCGCCAGCCACCAAGGGAGTTCCACCCAAGGCACCACGCGCCGTCGCGCCTGTAGGATCGCCCATGGTGAATGTCCCTTCCATCCCATTCAGGCTGAGAAGGAAGCTAATGAGCTTGTCCTCGGCGTCTGCCCGATTAAAGGGTGGCGGTTGGATCATCACCACCCACACCTGGCCCTGATGGACGAAGACTTCTGGGTCTTGTGTAAATGGCGACCGCGTCGATCCGACAATGGGTATAGCAGCGAAGCTGACTTCCGCCGAGATATCTGTTGGGAAGGTCAGGGGAAATGAAATGGTCATCAGGCCCTGCCTCTCAGCCGTGGGTCACGACGTTGTGCTTCGACGACGGCACCGACAGCCCGCCGTTCGAATGTACCATCCAGTGCGAGCACGATCGTTTCGAGCCGGTTGATGGCTGCACTGTCGGCCCCACGCGCGTCAATGAATACTGTCGAGCCAACCCTCTTCGTTTGTTGATTGGTTGGCGTGACATCTACTTGCTCGCCTTTGGTGGCCTGGAACTGCACGAGGTTTGCATCTGTTCCACCACGACCGGCCACTTTGAAGGAGCCACCCTGAGCGAACCGGGGGAATGTCGTACCACCGAATTCTCCCAGGCCGCTAGTGACGCCCGAACCAGGACCGATCGCAGCAGGTGTTCCACCGCCACCAAAGCCAATGGCGCCTAAGATACTCCCGAAAATGCTACCACCCCCAGCCTTGGCCGCACCGCCTAAGCTATCAAAGAATGCTGACTTGGCCTGGGCAAAGAGGAAATTCTGAACATCAGCCAGCAGCCCCCGCAATGTCCCACGGAGGTCCTCGCCAGACTGGATGGCATCCAAGAAGGAACTTGACATTCGCTCACCCAGGACGACCACGACTTTTTGGAACTCCTGCGTTTTCTTCTTGGTCTCAGTCAAGATGTCATTGGCCTTCACAAGTGACCGCTGGTAAGTATCGAAGTCGATGAGGTTGTTCGCGAACAGATCCTGAAGCTCGAGCAGTCGGGCCTGGTAGTTCTCCATGGGTGTACGCGTCTCAGTGAATGCGGCCTTGGCCGCGGCCCGAAATTCGTTGTTCTTGTCGATCACCTCCTGCATGACGGCCAGCCCCTCCTGCTGGGCAGCACGAAATGATCCCCCGGCAGGTCGGCCTACGGAAGGAAAGCCAAGATCCGCCGTGGCATCAGCAAATGGGCTTAGCCCACTCGTCGCAGCAGGAGCCTCCCCTGCAGCACTGGCGCCGGCAACCCGCAGCCGTTCGGCCTTGCGAAGTGCGGCCAGCATGGAGTTATTCAACCGTTCGATGGCGGCCTGGGTCTCATCAACTCGTTGCTGTAGCTGGCCACCCAGCCCACTTACACTATCGGCCCAACTCTTCAGCGCACTTTGGTCTTCCAGTTCTTCCCGCAAGCCAACGAGCTTGGCCTGCAGTTCAGCCATCTTGGCCTGAGCACTCTGGTCAATGATGTTGAAGTATACAGCCCACTCCCGCCCCCAAGTAATGATCGCAGGAATGGAATTCGTCAGGGCCGTCGCCAGATCAGCAATGGCGTCCGCATTTTCCAGCACGGCCTGCGTCACCTTCACCTTGATCAAGGTGAACAGCAACGTAAGCTCATCCTTAGCCTTCTCAGCCGACCGTAGCAGGTCCTCCTCCAGCACCAGCCCCAGATCTCTGGCCCGTTGTATGGCGGCCTCCATGCCCCCGATGCCATTCTTAATCAGGTTGGTCATGTCTACGCCCATGGTCCGCCCAAAGGCCGCAGCGAACAGCGCAGCCCGATCCAGTTGGGAGGTCAGGGAAGCACCCTTTTTGATAATGAGGTCGAAAGCGTCGTCGACGTTCTGGGCGGCTTGGACATTCTTCAGCAGCTCCGTATCCATGCCTTTCAGGATGGTGATTAAGGTACCCGTGCCCGCGCGGGCTTCACCGATCCGCTTGGCGAAGGCCGACAGGCCACCGGCCATGGCCCCAACATTAACGCCGGCTAGATCCGCTGCCACACGGAGCTCTTGCAGCTTGGTTGTAGTGAACCCGGTCTTGTCTGCTGTCTTTGCCAGCTCGTCACCGAAATCAATGGATTTTTTGATGAGCAATCCAAGACCAGTGACACCTGCCGCGAGGACCATGGCCCCACGGAAGGACGCCATCTTCTTGACGGCACCCCCGACGGATTTCCCAACACTGCGGAAGGTTTTACCGACGCGGCTCTGGAATGTTCGCAAGCGCCGTTCGGTCTGATCGATGCCACGATTAAATGGCTTCATGTCAGCCTCGAACCGAATGGCCAATGTGCCTAATGTTGCCATCAGTGCTTACGCCCCTTCTTTGTCTTGTCCATGACCCGCTGGAGCAGCTGACCCTGAATGGCCCCTTCGTCGTCGAGTTCGTTCTCGATCTGCTTGAAGGCCAGCCATTCAGTAATCTCCTCGCTGGTCAATTCACACAACAGCGCCCTGACGCTGGGATATCCTAACTCGCGACAGAGGGCGAGGTACCTAATCCGCTCGGGGCGCCGCCTAAGTTTCCCACCACTTCCTCGATGTCCTGTTCGGTCAGACCATTCAATCGAGAAGCAACGGCAAAGACACGGTCGAGGGCTTTCGCATTCTTCTTGCCCAGTTCGATCATGTCTGCAGCAGTGAACATCAGCTCGCCGTCGCCATTGATGGCGGTCAGAGCAATGAGACGTGCCCGCATGTTCTGGAACACCGACTTACGGCTTTCACCGTCCTCCGGCATCAGCGAAGCCTCCCACTTGTCTCGCTCCGTTCCGGTCATCATACGGACAGTCACCTTACCATCCCATTCGGGTACTTCGACATCTTCAGTACGAAGGTCGTCCGCACCCAAGATGTCCTCCTTGGATAGGGTTCTCATGCCTCCCTCCTTTCCTAAGGGTTATGATGTGGCTCGCGTGAGTGTGCCAGCCGACTGGATAGTGATATTGGTCGTCGCCAAATCACCCACGGCCCCACCCATCGGCGGGTAGGTTTCCAGCACACCATTGCCGGTGAAGCTGGGGTTGGTCGCGCTAACGGCCGAACTCGTCGGCACCAGGACACAAGCGAACACGGTTCCAACGATGCTGAAGAGGGTGGCATCGACCTTGGACGCCGCGAAGTCCTGGGCAAACTCAATGTCGATAGACCAATCCAACAGGCCACCAATGCGTGACCGGGTAGTATCGCTCATCACAGTATCATCTTGCAGCTCCGCGCTATAGTTCAGAACGCAAGACTTCACGTGGTCCGACAAATCGACCGTGTTGAGTGTGACAGAGTAATCAGTTGCAACGAAGATCGCCATGATGGCTCTCCTTCCTTAGACGATACCAATAGCGCAGATGAACTCAAAGCTCGGTCCTGCGCCACCAATGGTGTAGTTGACCCTCCACCAGTCGTCATTGGCAATCGCGCCCGCAAGAGACTTCCATTCGGACGTGATCCCGGTCGCCTGGGTGAAGGTCAGGCGATTGGTTGCTGAAGTCATCCCCGAGTTGTCGTCACTTTGAACGATCACATCGAGGGTGTCGCCAGAGCTGGCAGTGATAACATGGAGCGAGGCATACACACTTTCCCCAGCAGCCACAAGGCCAAGCTGACGAGCAGTGCCATTCCCAGTCGTGGTCCGGGTGGCATTGTGCATGACCGTCCCTGAGACCAACGGACCCTCACTAGCTTCTGCACGAGCGCTGAAGCTGAGAATTTCTCCCAGCACTGCCTCGTGATTGTACTCGCCTTCGTTGGCTTGGAAGAAATAAGCCGGCGAAGCATCCGCGCCGTCGGTGGGTCCAACCGTGGTGACGATACCTTGCGTCCCGACCTTCGGGAATATGTGACTGTCGATGTCGGCTGGTGCTGCTGCCGTATCATAGAAGCCTTCCAGGTTGGCTTGGATCGTCTTGAGCCCACCGATACGCGACCGAGTATCGTCACCGAACACCGTGTCGTCTTGAAGCTCCGCAGCGTACTCCAGAGCCATCTGGTTCAGGTGCCCGGACAGGTCATGATCACCCAGCCAAAACTTGCAGTTCGTAAGGACGTATAGTGCCATGATCAGGCCTCCATCAATATTGCTCGGAACCGCTGCACACCGTGCCGGGTCAGCCCATCGGGCTCAAGCAATGATTGTGAGAATTCGAAGACAATTCCCACGTGAACAAATGTCGCTGGTGTCAGCGTCACCTCGTGCAGTGCTCCGTGGACTGCACTCATAATATCAGAAACTTCCTTGCGGCCACGGTAGCGAGACCACGAATGGATTTCGAGTGTGTGCTCAAATCCATTCTTCGCGAACGTACTCTCATCAATCGTGGTCCCCTCGCCAATGGTCACATAAGGGAACGTCGGATCTTGAGGCACATGATCATAGACCCGTGCCGTGCTGCCGATGAGCCCCTGCACAGTGGCGTCATTACGGATGGCGTCATAAATCTCGACCTGCAGTTCCCACTCAGATGAAGCCATCAGCCTTTCCCCGCTGATCTGGTGAACTTCTTAAGGAAGACCTTGCGGCGTTTCTTAAAGCCATCCTTAGCGTGTTCGAAGGCCGGTGTCATAAACGGCCGTGCCCCCATGCGGCTGGTCCCGAATTCCAGCATGTCCGAATACTCGGCGCCACTCACGGCCTCGGCTGCAAGCCGCTTCCCCCTGGCCATCGATGCCCGGATGTGA